GAGGAGGGTCAGCGTGGACCCGCTGGACCTCCCGGCCCTCAGGGCCCTCCCGGACCTAAGGGGGATGCTGGCGAACGTGGACCCGCTGGACCTACCGGCCCTCAGGGTCCTCCTGGACCTGCTGGCGGTGGTGCTGGAGGTACTCCTGTTCCCGGGCCCAAGGGTGATGTTGGTCCTCAGGGCCCTCCCGGACCAAAGGGTGATAATGGACAGACCGGTCCTGCCGGCCCCCCTGGACCTCAGGGCCCTCCCGGACCAAAGGGTGATAATGGCCAGACCGGTCCTGCCGGGCCCCCTGGACCTCAGGGCCCTCCCGGACAGGATGCAGTCGCTCCTCAGCTCGATCAGTACCTCACCAAGGCTGAAGCTGCTCAGACTTATGGCGAGAAGGCTGATGTCGAAGACGCACTCCGACAGACCAACCCGTTCAAGAACGGTGCCCGGTATTACTCACCGGTAACCTATTACTGGCCCGATTACTACCAGGACGGAAAGCCTGGGCAGTTCTCAAAGTGGGCACAGACTCTGAAGTTCCGGGACAACCTCGGATACGTAATCCTTAACCGCAACAGCGGCGACTGGGAGGCGCAGGAGGTAGACTTCCAGAAGCAGGGTGAGCTCGCTCTCGGTGCTGGGGCTAAGAGGGTCCTGTTCTACATCAAGACTCAGTACGGTGCGGCAATTAAGCCAGACGATGAGGCGAACCGGGGTATTCCAAACGCCGCTAAGTTCACCAAGGAGTACATCCTTGAGCAGCTGAAGCGAGCCAAGCATTGGTATGGTGACTTGGTTCAGGGTGTCTTCCTTGATGAGGTCATCAATGGATGGGACGCTCGTAAGGATCGTATTCCGTGGTACAAGGATCTGATCGATACAATCCGCCGTGAGAACGGGCTGGACTTCGTGATCGCCATCAACACCGGATCCAACATCTCTCAGGAAGTGTGCGACCTTGACTTCGACGTCTGTATGATGTTCGAGGGTACCGCCGCCAAGTTCCTCGAGGAGAACCCGACTTCGCCGATCCTTCCGGATCACATGAAGGCATATCCGTCCACTCGGTGGTGGGCTGTGGTTCACTCGGTGACGTCTAACAATTACCAGAAGGTCTTCGATAAGGCAGACAACCTTGCCATCAGTCATCTCTACGTCACCGATGGCTTCTTGGTGGAGGATCCTCAAAATGGTGGTCAGTGGCACCCGGTTGGCAACCCTTACGAGAACCCTCCGGGCGCTGAGATCCGAGAGCTCATCATCCCATGGCTCAAGGGATACTTGAAGCTCAAGCTTAAGGTTGACAACCTCAAGATCCCAGAAGTACCTAAGCTCATTGTGCTCGGTCCTGATGATCCTGTACCGGCCGGAACCCAGTCGGGTACAGTGATTGTTCGGAGAGCTAAGTAATGGCTAGTATATTTCCTGTCATCGGGTCTTGGTGGGTAGGGAAGGGCTACCGAGTTGGCGATGGTAAATACATCGAGCTCGGATCTAGTTCTACTCCGTGGGAGACTTCCGCCTCTTCCGTCGGTACACGTAAGTGGACTGCTGAGATCATCTATACCTCTGGCGATGATAACCAGTTGGCTATGCGGGCTAATTGGTTCACTGCCGACAAGGGTAAGACGAACAAGCAGGATTTCATTGTAACGTGGAACCTCCCAGCCGGCGTAAGCCGAGCTATGAAGTTCGAGTTCGAGCTTCCTGGGAACTACCCGATGTGGACTCCCTCGGTAGCAGTTCCGAATACCGGACACGATATCAGTATCGCTAAACTCGATCTATACGAGACACCCGAACCGGGGTTGAAAGTTAATCTTTCTGGCGGACGTGGATCAGAAGCCGAAGGGTTTGGTACTTATTATCTGCTAGGAGATAAGGCCAAAGTCGGGGACCTATTGGTTGTATTTTATGCTTCACAGTATGGAAATACCAAAGCTAGACCGCCTGCCGGTTGGGATTTCAGATACACTAAGGACGCAGGTGGTAGATCTGGGTATGTTGCTGTAAAACGATGCACCGCGGAGGACCTGGATAAGAATATTAAATTCAACGGTGATTCTCCAACCGAGGCTAGAGAAAATTTCATTCTCTACTCTATCGGAGGCGTATCGAACTACACTATACACCAATGGCAGCCGGGTATTCCGACCTTAGATGCAGCTAAGAAGAATCTCGTAGCGGTTCAGTATCACGTATACTCGTCTCTAAAAGAACCAGTATGGTATTCACCCGATGCACAAAATGTTACCACTGGAGGTAAGCGATTAACCAGTGGTTCATGGTCAATGACCATTGGTGCTATATCTACTTCGGTCAAAGAGACTTTCGGAGCAAGGGCTTATGCATGGGTTGAACTCGAAGAATCAAACCCGGCTCCACCAGAGATTAAAACGCCAGGCGTTGAGATTGTCGACTCTGGATCATCTAATCTAGTATTTGTATATCAAAACGGGGAAGAGCGGCCAGCCACCATGAGGGCCGTTCCTCGTGGTTATAGCGATATACATACAATGATGGATACTCGCGGATTCCTCATCGCCCACCGAGGAGGATCCGTAAGCTGGCCCGAGGCCTCTATGCGAGCATATACCAACGCGGTTATGTTCGGAGCAGGGGCTCTGGAGGTCTCATGCCAGAAGACGAAGGACGGTGTATGGTTCCTGAATCACGACCGAACCCTTCAGCGTGTCGATAAGACTGCCCCGAATACCCCAGTCACTGAGATGACATGGGCGGAGATCCAGAAGTACACCACCATCGGCGAGCCATTCGTGACTGTCGAGGAGTACTTCGCGGCCTACGGCTCAAGTCACATCACGGTGCTAGACCCCAAGTATTCTGCCGCTGAGTGGCAGGAACTCAAGAAGTTCTTCCCTTCTGATGCTCATGGCAGAATCATCTGGAAGTTCTCCATTGACGCTGGATGGCTCGCTGGGCAGTGGAAGGCTGACGGATGGAAGTGCTGGGGGTACTCATATCCTGATCAGGTTACCGACGGCCGGATTAACGAGTGGCACAAGCCTTGGGACTATGTGGGTATGTCTTGGGAGGCGAGTGACGAAGTCTGGCGACGGACCATCGCACTCGGCAAGCCCGTATGGGCCCACATCTGCCCCACCCGAGATGCATACGACCAGGGTCTAGCCAAGGGCGCTATCGGATGCATGGTCTCCGGAGTGGCCAACATTTACTCCGAATCTCTAGTCTAGGAGAATCATGATTACGATCGAGAGCCAGGGAGACTGGAAACTCACCAGGAATTGGTTTGACCGAATGACGAAGTTAGACCTGGCTCTGATCATGAATCAGTTCGGCAAGGAGGGGGTTACTGCTCTCAAGGCGGCGACCCCCTCCAGGTCGGGCGAGACGGCAGCTAGCTGGAACTACGAAGTCACTAGAACGGGCAACAGCTGGAAGATCACCTGGACAAACTCACACGTAAACAACGGCGTAAACATCGCCGTCATCTTGCAGTATGGCCACGGAACCCGTAATGGCGGGTATGTCGTTGGTCGAGACTACATCAATCCCGCTATCAGGCCGGTGTTCGACAAGATTACGAAGAAGGCCTGGAAGGAGGTCACTAAGTAGTGGCAACTATTGACGAGCGGGTAGTCTCGCTCAAGATGAATAACAAGCAGTTCCTGTCTGCAATCAGGGAATCCGCGTCCAGCATGGACAAGCTCAAGGAATCCTTGAAGATGGACAATGCTGCTAGTGGTCTTAAGCGGATTGGCGAGATTGCCAAGAATACTACGCTGGGTGATCTGGCTCGATCTGCGGTCGACGCGGCCTCTAATATGTCTGTCATGCAGGGAATTGGTATTACCGCCCTTGGTGGAATCGGTGCAGCTGCCATCTCTGCCGGTCAGTCGATGCTCCAGAGCTTCATCCAGCCTGCGATCGACGGCTTTCACGAGTATGAGACCCAGATCAACGCCGTCCAGACCATTCTGGCCAACACTAGTCAAAATGGTACTACTCTGGATCAGGTCAATGCCGCACTAGACGAGCTTAACAGCTACGCTGACAAGACCATCTACAACTTCACCGAGATGACCTCGGCCATCGGTACCTTCACGGTTGCTGGTGTCGGACTTGAAGACGCTACGGCTTCAGTCAAGGGTTTCTCCAACATGGCTGCTCTCTCTGGAGCGAATGCTACTCAGGCTGCACAGGCTACATACCAGCTCGCTCAGGCTATGAGCTCTGGTGTAGTGAAGCTACAGGACTGGATGTCTCTGGAGCACGCTGGTATCGCCGGTAAACAGTTCCAGGACGCCCTGATAGAGACCTCTCGAATCATGAATACGGGCGTAGACGCCGCCATCGAGAAGCAGGGGAACTTCCGACTCTCCCTTCAAGAGGGATGGCTCACTTCAGAGGTCATGATGCAGACCCTGAAGGTCATGACTAACGACCTATCTGAGGCTCAGATCATGGAGATGGGCTACTCGGAGGAGCAGGCCCATAAGATGAAGCAGCTGGCCCAGGCGGCTGGCGACTCGGCTACCCAGATTCGAACCTTCTCGCAGATGATCGGTACCTGGGGTGAAGCTCTCGGATCGGGATGGGCTGAGACTTGGCGAATCCTTATCGGTGACTTCAACCAGGCTCAGACTCTATTCACCTCAGTTGGTAACTGGGTCAGTGGCGCGATCGGCGATATGTCTCGGGCCAGGAACGACTTCCTTAAGGGGTTTGTCGACCTCGGCGGTCGAGACGAGATCCTTCGAGCCATGCTCAATATCTTCCAGGCCATGGTCAAGGTCCTGGGACAGATCGGAACTGCCTTCCGGAGAGTATTCCTGAATGCTTCTCCAGAGGGGCTATACAAGATTGTCAAGGCCTTTGCTGATTTCACAGAAAAGCTGATAATCACTAATAACTTTGCGGATAAGCTGGAGTGGACATTCACCGGACTATTCTCGGTATTCCACATCTTCGCTACGATTGTTGGTGAAGTTGCACAAGTCATCTTTACTGTTGCATCACACATCATCGGCGCACTATTCCCAGCTTTCGCTGGCGTAAACTCTGGTGTATTCCAGATCACGAAGGTACTTGGTAAGGCGATCTACTGGTTTGACCAGTGGCTCACCAAGCTAGACCTCGGCGGAAAGGTACTAAAGCTCCTTCTACCTCCAATCGATCTAGTCGGTAAAGCTATTAAGTGGGTCGTAGACAGGATTCACGACTTTATCATCTGGATAGATTTCACGAGTAAAGTACAGCATGTTGGAGAAGGACTTAAGAACCTGGCCTCCAAGTTCGGTCTAATCAAGGATGCGCTTAAGAACTCGGTAGTTGGTAGAGAATTCACAGCCGCTATAGACTCGATCAAGAGTGGTATCGACACCGCCAAGACTAAGCTCCATGAGTTCGGGCAGAGCGTTGGCGACAAGCTGAAGGCTAAGCTTCTTTCTGGAAAGTCAGCCCTCTCTGACTATTTCAAGGGTTTCGACTTCAATGGGATGACCTCGTCAGAGGCGATCATTGCTTCTCTCGGGCAGAAGTTCGATGAACTTGGGCAGAAGCTAAAGATCTCCGAGAAAGTTCAGTGGCTGAAGGAAAAGCTCATTGAACTCAAGGACGCTATCGTCGAAGCGTGGAACGCCGTTCAAAATAGCAGTATTTGGGACCACCTTGGTAAGTCTTTCTCCGATATTGGCGGAAAGATCAAGGAGGTCGCGCTCGCTTTCCAAGAGTGGGTTAACGGTCACTCCGCGGTAAAGGAGAAGGCTAAAGAGGCGGCTAGTGCGGTCTCAGGTGTAGGCTCGGCAGCTGCTCAGGCGGCTAAGGAAACCGGCCAGGCAGCCAAGGAGAACTTCCTCAAGAAGTGGTTCGAGGACATCAAGCAGGTCGCTCGAGCCGTCCACCTTCCTGAGTTGTTCGACACCATCAAGCAGAAGTTTCAGGAATTCAAGGACTTCGTCACCGAGACGTTCGCTCCTAAGGTCAAGGATGCGGTTAAGAACGCATTCGGTGCTGTTGGTGAAGCCCTCGGTAATGCAAATGACAACCTCAAGTCTTACGACATGGGGAAGATCCTTGTTGGAGCTATCGGTGGTGGAGTGCTTATTGCTTTCACTCGATGGATAAACTCCTTCAAGAAGAACTTCGACAAGATCGGGAACGTTGCTGACAAGCTAGGTAATGTCTTCGATAAGCTTGGTGGAGTACTCGAGGCATTCGAGCAGAAGGTTAAGGCTAAGGCTCTCCTGACAATTGCTATTGCTCTTGGAGTATTGGCTGGCGCTCTGATCCTGATGTCTCTCGTACCGGCGCCGAAACTTTTCATCACTCTTGCTGCAATGAAATACTTGTTCAGCCTGATTGAAGATATGATGCAGACGCTGACCAAGCTGATCGCCTTCAAGAAGAGCACCCTTCTCATTGTGACAATGCTTATTGCTCTTGGTGCCGCTATGATTCTCATGGCCACCGCCGTTCGAATCCTATCGGGGATGGACGTAAAGGGCGCGGTAGTGGGCATGGTTGCTATGAAGTTCTTGCTTGAGCTATTAAGCCAGTTCCTCATTAAGACCACCCATCTAAAGGGCGTGGAGCGAGGAGCTAGTATTCTCCTGGCCCTTTCTGTAGCGTGTGTCATCCTAGCCGGAGCAATTTATATGCTTGGGTCCATGGATACCGGGAAGGCTATTCAGGGAGTAATTGCTCTAGACTTCTTGGTTGCGACACTTGCCGGGTTCATGACCACCGTTAGCAAGAACCCATACATGGGCAAGGGTGCTCTGGTACTCCTGTCTCTAGCCGTATCCTGTAACATCCTAGTGTCTGCTATCTGGATGCTTGGGACGATGGATACAGGTAAACTTATTCAAGGCGTACTTGCTCTCGGTGTGATGATTGCAGCACTATCTGCTGCTCTGGTCATTGCTGGTAGGTCAAACGCTCGAGGTGCGGCAGCTATGCTAGCCATGGCCGTTGCGGTTACCACACTAGTCGGCGCGGTATACGTGCTTGGTAGTATGGATGTAGCCACACTAGCCAAGGGACTAATCAGCCTGGCAATTGGTCTAGGTATTCTTGCTGCGGGTATGGCTGCTGCCAGCGCATTCAAGAATGGGGCGGTTGCTCTTGGTATTGCTTCCGTGACATTTGTTGCACTAGCAGGCGCTCTCAAGCAGCTGTCGACCATTAGCTGGGGAGAGCTGGCTATTGGCCTTGTGGCTCTGGCTGGCGGATTCGCAATCCTGCTTATTGCCTCGGCAGTTGCTCAGACTGTTGCTGTTGGACTGGTGCTGTTGACCGCTGCGCTTCTGGCTATCGGTCTAGCGCTGCTCCCGATCTCGATTGGTATGGCAGCATTCGCTGCTGTTCTGGGTATCTGTGCCACCACTGGTGCCGCAGCATTCCTGGTCCTGACCGAGGGACTCAAGCAGCTTGGCGCCATTCTACCCCAGCTGGCGATTGATCTAGCAAATGCTATAGCCAACTTCATCATCACCCTCGGGGCGAAGGCTCCGGAGCTTGCTGTAGCTATGGGTCAGCTTATTGGCGCACTTATCTACGCCATCAACGTGAACATTCCAGGTGTTGTTGCAGCACTATTCATCCTGATCCAGGCCCTCCTAACTGAGCTTTCGAACCACGCCTACGAGTTCGGCGCTAAGGGTGCTGAGATCCTGGCGAACTTCCTGAATGGTATTGCTGATAATATCGGTAAGGTGATTGACGCTGCTACGAACGTCATCATCAACTTCCTTGACGGAATTGCTAGGAATGGTCCGAAGATTATTGATAAGGGTCTTTGGACTGTCCTCCAGCTCCTGCGAGGTGTACGAGATGCGATCACCAAGTACTCGGCTCAGTTCCGTCAGGTCGGTTTGGAAATCGGTTGGGCTATTATTGATGGTGTGACTGGTGGTCTCGCCGGTAAGGCTTGGAAGATCGGTTCTCAGCTGGTGCAGGGCGCCAAGAATGGTATTAGCAAGCTGAAGAATGCACTCGGTATCCACTCACCTTCTCGAGTTATGAAGGAAATCGGTGGATACATGGGTGAGGGTCTTGCTATCGGTATCCGTGACGAGCACACGAACATTGCTGAGGCCAGCACCGGTCTTGGTAAGGCTGCGTATAACGCCTTGGATAAGGCCCTTGATGGAGTCAACGATCTAATCGAGGAAGACCCGTCCTTCCAGCCTGAGATCAAGCCAATCCTTGATCTTGAGGAACTTAAGAAACAGGCTGGAGGTATAGGAGGACTTATTCCCGCCGTCGGAGTCACCACGAGCATTGCTAACAGCGCTCGTCCTCCTGCTCCGATCGCAGTTGACACTTCTGACACGAAGAGTCAAAATGGTGTTACAAACATCACGTTCAACCAGACCAACAACTCGCCAGAGGCGCTGGATGCGGCTACTATCTATCGCAACACCAACACGCAGCTGGCAATGGCAAAGGACAAGTTGACACTATGATCTCAGAGATCTCGTCCACGACTAAGTCGGGGGAACGACTTACTATCGACATCCGTGACCCCTACTCGTCGGGGATCGCGATCAAGGAGATTACTGGTCTGGGACCCGTCAAGGCAGATCTCAGTATGGATCGATACGCCTTGATCGATGGTGCTTTCCTCAAGGGGGTCAGGGTTGGTACACGCAATGTTGTGCTGACTCTGATCCCCTGGGGGGAGGACATCCAGCAGCTCCGGAGGAAGCTCTATAAGTACTTCGGAGTATCAGAGACCATCTCCCTCGAGGTGATCACCGACTGGGTCAGTGCTAAGTCTGACTTCATCGTGGAATCTGTCGAGCCGAACATCTTCTCAGAGCGACAGGAAGTTCAGGTATCCTTGATCGGGCTTGACCCGTATTGGAAGGCCTCTTCTTCTCAGATCCAGAAGGTTGTGGGCTTCAACGACACCGTTCCACAATTCGAGTTCCCGTTCTTCTCCGAGGGCAACCACAAGCTTATCTTCGGCGACATGACTAACTCTACCGGTAAGGACATCCGGTACCACGGAGATGCCCCCGCGGGCGTTACCATCACATTCACTTTCTACGGAACAGTCGGAAACCTCATCATCTCGAACACCACCTTCGACGAGACTATGTCTATCTCGAGGGCTGGTCAGTTCTACGCTGGCGAGAAGCTTGTGGTGGATACCCGTCCAGGAAAGAAATCTATCGTTCACCACGCTGGTGGTAGGTCTTCGTTCATCACTGGTGTTCTGGCTCCGGGGAGTGAATGGATCAAGATGCATCCTGGCATCAATACGCTATCCCTTCAGTACTCTGGCGGCAGTGAGGACCTCGGCGTGTCCATCGAGTACGAAAGCCTTTATCGAGGAATCTAATGCACTTATTCTACACGAAAAAAGATAACTTCGACGATAAGCGCGAGATTCCCAGCACGTTCGTCTCACTGAACTGGACTGAGCGAGCGTATGAGTATGGTCAGTTCGAGCTTCAGGTATATTCTACATCCTCATACCCTGAGTACGGACTTGGTAACTTCCTCACAAGGGATGACACTGAATATGTTATGGTTATCGAGACAGTAGACATCAAACAGATCGATAACCGAGTATACCTTCACAAGTATACTGGACGATCGCTCGAGAGCCTGTATGAGTGGCGAGTTCAGCTTCACCGTAGCTGGGTCATTCCTGATGCTCAGGGTCGATTCGATGCCCAGGGTTTTGCTGAGAGAATCGCACACCGTCACTTCGGTGACAACGCTGAGCCTAATCGTAAGCTCCCTAACTTCCACTTCCATCGTAATGACCAGGTAACTCAGCTGGCATATGTCAACGATACTGGTAACAAGCTCCAGGACGGAAAGTGGATCATCTACGATCGCAACCCTGCGGTAGAGATGTTCCGGAACGTGATCTCGGCCTGTAAGCCGAATGGCTACTCGATGTTCTATCGAGTTAAGCTCGAGAAGGGTGGGTATCACACCTACCTCAAGGCCCCGCACCTTATCGAAACGATCACCCTGTCTGAGGCGAACGACAACTTCAGTGACTTCGAGTCAGTTCAGAGTATTGTCGATGTCAAGAGTACGATCTACGAAATCTGGGATAGCGGTGATGTTGATCTCCAGTGGGTTGCAGATGGATCAACTCACACTCGAGAGCACACCATTCGATCCGAGAACCCCGTTGACCGACGTGAGGTCTTGTGGGATAACACTCAGGTCCACAAGCCTTATAAAGTAGAGGACTGGAACAAGCTGACTGAACTTCAGAAGCAGCATATTCGATCTCTTAGTGAGATTTGGTATCCCTTCTGGGTTCTGGATGCCATGTTCCCGAAGTACTCACCGGTGGAGATGGTCTCGGGTAAGATCGACAGCTTCTCGAATGTCCAGTTCCGAACCGGGTTCGATGTCGGGGATATTTTCTACTATGTCCCAACCGGGCGTAATTCACAACCTATTGAAGCACAGCTTACCGAGATGACAGAGTCTTGGTCTGCTGATGGATTCTCTCAGGTACCCACCATCTCCATGACCTCTCGAGGCAAGTGGAATGGCGACAGCTTCCGTATTGACTTCGCTCGTAAGGGTCCGGGCGAGATTATCGAGCCTCGAGAAAGGGGTTAACCTATGCCCATTAATAGTGGCTTCTACAACTCGGTGAATGGTGACCGGGTATATGACGCGGACCAGTTTGGATCCCTGTTTGACGGGATTATCTCAGACGGAGTGTTCCCTAACGTAGGCGACAAGTTCTTCGTTCGCCCCGTTGCGAACACCATGAACATCTTCGTCGGATCCGGCAAGGCTTGGTTGAACCGTCGCTGGGTTGAGAACACTGGTGATGAGACGCTCGCTGTCCAGGCTGCCAATGCTACACTGGACCGTATCGACTCGGTAGTTCTGTCAGTCGATATTTCCAAGGCTGTTCGAGGCGCTAAGCTTGAGATCATCAAGGGTACTGCCTCGGCTACTCCGAACCCCCCGCTCATTCCGAGTGACGGGGAGAAGAAGTATATGATCCTTGCGAACATCCGAGTCGTGAAGAATGCCCGAGCCATCGGTGCCGAGTCTATCACGAACTTCGTGGGATCAAGCCTTACTCCGTATGTTGGTGGTCCGGTCAACACAATCAACCTTGATGCGCTTCAGAACAAGCTCCAGGGCGAGTTCAACAACTGGTTCCAGACTGTTCGAGACGCCCTGCAGAATGCTGGTGGTAACACCTCGACGGATGTGGCCAACCTCAAGGCTAGCGATAACGCCCAGAACACCAAGATCTCTCAGCTCGAGTCTCGGGCAGGACAGATCGAGTCCAGTGTCACTAATGTGTCGTCCAAGTTGGATACGTCGTCGACGTTCTACAACATGGTCAACATTAGCCACTTCGGTATGCACAACTCGGTGTATCGAGGCGCATCTCTCGGTACGAGTGTCTCGAACTATATGTCAAGTATTCGTAATGGTACGTTCAGCGGTATGTACCTTGGTGACTACTGGACCTACGCTGGTGTCAACTGGCGTATTGCAGCGTTCAACTACTTCTACGGTGTCGGTGGTACTCCCATCCAGCAGCACCACGTGGTAGTTGTCCCCGACAAGGCGCTATATAGTGCCCCACTTCATGAGACCAACCCATTCACGGGCTCTTATCTGGATCACACGATCAATAAGTCTGGGCTCGCTCAGGCTGAGCGAATGGCACGATCTATATTCGGTGATAACCTCATGAAGGGCTGGACTCGAGTCTCTCAGGGTATCCGCACTGAAGGAACGGTTATCTCGTACACCTGGTACAGCTCATACGCCATGCTCCTTGACGAGACCATGGTGTTCGGTCGTCGACTGATGGGCGCCGGTCCTGAGGGCAACGCTCTCAACCTTGGTCAGCTCTCGGCGTTCGAGAAGAATCACACCATGATCTTCCCGGGTTATGAGTACTGGCTCCGTGATCGTTCCCACCAGAGTACCGCTGTATATCTCAAGGCCAACGGTGAGGTCTCAACCGCCCCTATTAATTATGGATTCGGTATTCGCCCGTATTTCTTGATCGGTTAAAATGACGCACTTCGGTTTCAGTCCATTCTTGGATCTCACTGTCGCCGTATTCCTAGGTATATTCAGCTCAACTGGGTTCTGGGCATACCTTCAGAAGCGGCGAGAGAAGAGTTCGGCAAACACCCGTCTGCTCCTGGGGATGGCACACGACCGTATCGTCTATGTCGGAAAGACCTATATCCACCGAGGGTTCTTAACCCTTGACGAGTACGAGGACTTCATGAAGTACCTCGTTGATCCCTACTTGGAATTCGGTGGTAACGGTCTTGCCGAGAGAATCGTCGACGAAGTTAAACGGCTCCCCGTGGTCCCTACCCCAAGACCTCCCGCTAGGAGGAAGAAAGAAAATGGCTAAGCATCTCAAGCAAGGAGAATCGATGCACAACAAGACGTATGACATTCTGAAGTGGGTTGCGCTGGTTTGCCTTCCCGCTACCAGTGCTCTCTACGTCACCCTCGCCGCACTCTGGCACCTCCCGGCCCCGACCGAGGTTGCTGGTACGATTGCGGCTGTCGACACCTTCCTCGGTGTGCTCCTCGGCGTGAGCTCCAACAAGTACCAGGGCACCCAGCCCTCCGGAGCCCTTCACGTGTCCGAGGACCAGGGGATCCACGCCACCTTCGACCAGGGTGTCGCTGAGATGCTCCGGAATGGGAAGGTGACGCTGGACGTCAAGCAGGTCTAAGCGAGAAAAACCTGCTCTATATTGAAGACCCTAGAAAGGAGCCACACCCATGAAGAACCCTGACCCCATTCAGCAGACGATTGAAGCTGCTCTGAAGGAGGCCGAGCTTCACGATCCCTCTAGTGAGGACTACACCACAATTGCTCGAAATGTCGAGACTCTTGCAAAAGCCAAAGCCCTTGGCGAGAGCAAGAAGCTCAGCAAAGACGCAATTCTCGGTGCAGCTACCTCACTGGCTGGTATCGTAGCCGTCCTCCAGTACGAGCGACTTGCAGTCGTCAGCTCGAAGGCGTTCGGTTTGATCATGAAGGTTAAACCCTTCTGAGATTCGCCTGGCCCCCTGTGCTATACGCATGGGGGGCTGGGCTTATCTTTTTTTTTTTTCGCGTAAAAAACGGGCTCTATATTGAAACCCGTCATAGAAAGGACACTCTCATGAACCTCTCTCCCGCCGCTGCACAGGCCGCCCTCGACTACGCCGAGGAGCTTGCTGCTACTGGACTGAGCTCTGAGCAGTACGACCACTACTACCTCTGACACAGTTCTAGATCCCGCCATGGGATCTAGTCTTATCTTTTTTTTGCTTATTCACACCGATCACAGGAGTCGCAGAAATAACACACCGTATATTGAAGACCCTTAGAAAGGAACCACAATGACCACCCTCCTCGCTCTTGTCATCGCCCCCTTCGTCGTCATCGGCCTCGTGCTGATCGCCGCCGAGATGGTTGGCAAGAAGAAGACCTGGAACTTCTGATCCTACCACCTTCCAGCCAAAGATCCCGCCATGGGATCTAGGCTTATCTTTTTTTTTCGCAGGATAAACCCACCCTATATTGAAGATCCTACGAAAGGAAAGACCATGCTCTACATCGCCCTTATCCTCGTCACCATCCTCACCATCTTCTTCGCCGTTGCTCACGAAGAGCAGAAGCACACCGCCTACACCCTCCAGGCTCGTGTGTGGAAGCTCGAGAACGAGAACGCGAAGCTGCGTGCTGAGACGATGACCGACGAAGAGTGGAATGCGATGGTGGAACAGGCTCTCGCCAACATCCACTGATCCCACACCTATATCCCGAACTTGGGGTATAGGCTTTCCGCGAGAAAAACAGACCCTTATATGAGACCCCTCTATTTGAAAGGAAACCCTCATGACTGAGACCCACGACAACTCCGTTGAGACCAACGAGAAGATCGTCGAGTTCAAGTTCAACAAGGACGCTGTCCTGCCCGCTATCAAGCGCAACTCCAAGAAGTTGATTGCTGGCGCCGCTGTATTCGCAGCCGGTACCGCTCTCACCCTCATGGCGTTCCGCTCGGTTCCGGACACGGACGAGCCCGAAGAGCTTGAGCACGACGACCTCGATGAGCTCGACGAGATCGAAGCCTCTGAAGAGACCGACTGAGACCTCATCCTATATCCCGACCTGGGATATAGGCTTTTCTAAGGAGTACATATGGAATTCGGACAGTGGCTTGGTATATACGGCCTTCTCATGCTAATCTGGCTCGAGCTTCGTGAGATTCGAAAGAAGATGAAGTAGCCCGCGAGAAAAACCGGTCCTATATTGAAACCCCTCCGTTTGAAAGGACCACTCATGACCCGCATCATCGTTTCTGTCATCAAGAGCGCTGTTTTCATCCTCGGAATTGTTCTCGCCTCCTGCTTTATTGGCAGGGGTGCGAACTCCCGGATGAAGCACGTTGTTGGTGTTCAGCAGCGTTTCATCGCGCGCCGTGATCGTAAGATCAACCGCTGGTAATTCAGCACTATACCCCGACTTGGGGTATAGGCTTTCCTCGAGAAAGGAGCACACATGTTCGAGGAACCACCGATCTACTACATCCTGATCAGTCTCATATTCCTGATCGTCTTCGGCGCAATCAGCTTCGCAACCTGGCTTGTGTGGCTGACAAACGTGGCCTTCTTCGTCAAGCTGGTTATCACCGCAATCGGCTTCTTGTTTGCAGCCTTCACAGTTATCCTCTACACGATCTCGGCGGAGTGATATGTTAGTCGTACTTCTCGGTCCAAGTTGTTCAGGCAAGTCCACATTCCAGAAGGAGCTGGTTGAGAATGAGGGATACCATGCAGTACGAACTGCCACGACCCGACCTAAGCGTGTGGGAGAGGACCTATCTTCCTACTACTTCCTCAAAGATCAAAGCTTTGCTAAATGGGAAGTACGGGGTGACCTCCTCTGCGTCGAGACCTTCCGGGGTTGGCGGTACGGGGTACCACGTGACGAGATTACCCGGAGGGGAGACCGCCCTAATCGAGTTGTCATCCTCACGCCCGGAGGTGTCATGGAACTCCTATCACGACACACAGAAGTCATCACCGCCGATGCGCTGTCCGTCCTATACCTCGGAGTGGATGGGGCTACGGGGGAATCTCGCGCTTGTAAGCGAGGTGACTCCAGACGAGAGTACCTCCGACGAATGGCCGCAGATTCCATCGATTTCCGACACTATCCTAAAGAGACTGGTGTTTGGGAATTCACCCCAGATTTCATCCTGGATTGTGTCAACAATCCGCAGAATTACAAACTCGCTCCTCGACTCAGGAAAGTAGAAAGGAAGCACAAGTGAGCATCATCTGGTACACACTTTATATTCTCGGAGCCATGACCGCGTTCTGTGCCTGGGTTCAGATCATGGCCCTGATTGGGACATATCTTAAGGCTCGGCGAGAGAGGATTGAGGGTACGTATTCTGGAATGACTCGTAAGGACATCGAGTCTCTGATTCGGATGGAGATCCGGGCATACCACGAGAAGGAGGACAAGTGATCAATGCAAACGGTTGTACGCAATTTATCAAGGCAAACGCGCCAGCGATTCTCACGGCTTCCGCGTGCATTGGGACCGTCGCTACGGCCATCCTCACGGCGAAGTCTACGACGCTCGCAGTTGAACGGATCGCCGATTATTGTGAGGATAACCTCCGGTCGCCGGAGGACCTCACTTGGCGGGAGAAGTTCGCAGTATCTTATCGGGTGTATATTCCCCCGGCCATCACAGGGGTTGCAACTCTGGTATCGATTGTCGCGGCAAACCGTATCCAGTATGCTCGTGGAGCGGCGTTTGCGTTGGCCTACTCGGGTTCAGAAGCGGCGTTTAGACGATATCGAGACGCGGTGGCGGACGTGGTTAAGCCGAAGGACCTGGAGAAGGTTAAGGCCCGCGTTGCAGAGAAATCGGTTCAAGATGCTGGCAAACCTGTGCCCGGATCCGTTCTGGTCGCTTCCTCAGGAGACGTCCTCTGCTATGATGTATTCTCGGGACGATATTTCAAGTCCGACATTGAAACAATTCGTCGAGTCGAGAACAACATCAATGGACAGCTCAATCTCGAGTGTTATGCCTCTCTCAATGAGTTCTACAATGGCCTCGGGATTCCTCCCATCGCGGCAGGAGAGCTGGTAGGCTGGTCTGAGCCGAATTCCCTATCGGTGGAGTTCGGTTCCCAACTGACGGAGAAGGGCGAGCCTGTCCTGACCGTCGACTTCCTTGTTTCCCCCAAGGAAAACTACTTCAAGATCAACTGAAAGGAAACCATCAATATGTTCTCTCACATCGTCCGCGTCAAGGGTTTCTTCGACGACGAGCCCAAGGCCAAGAAGCTCTACTTCCACCTGTCTCGCCGAGAGATGTTTGACTTCATCAAGCGGTATGACAACGTCACCAACTTCCAGGAGTGGATGCAGTCGGCCATCGACGCCGAAGACCTGTACACTCTGATGGAGTTCTTCGACGATCTGATCGGTACCTCGTATGGTGAGCGTCAGGGCGAGCACTTCGTCAAGACTCCTCAGATCAAGGAGTCCTTCCTCAACTCCCCCGAGTACGAGAAGCTCTTCGACCTCTTCATGGAGAACCCCGGTCTCGTGAAGCAGTTCTACGAGGGCATCCTTCCTGAGAAGCTCCTCAAGCAGGTCAAGGAGGACGGTAAGTTCGCGGAGGTCGAGGAGAAGATCAAGGAGGCAGAGCTCAACAGCCTCTGATTCATATTTGGGGGCCCTGGAGAAATCTGGGGCCCCCATTCCCTTTGAAAGGAGCCACCTTGGCTAACGCACCGATTCGTCCGAACCTACCATCGAACAGCAAGCTCCCTGAGCGCAAGAAGGTTGAGCAGGTCACCACTGCCACCGTCACCAAGAAGAAGTCTAGCTTCGGGACGAAGGCTATCTCGGCTTTCGTCGGAGAGGATATCCACAATGTCGGCGAGTATCTACTCTACGATGTTACTATCCCTGCTATCAAGAACACACTCTCGGATCTGGTCAGCCAGGGCATCGAACGTCTCCTCTTCGGAGAGTCTTCTCCTCGAGCTCGTAGCTCGTCCGGAGGGTCCCGTGTCTCGTACGGATCATATTCTCGACCAGGCTCAGCACCAGGCAATCGCCGAGACGCTTCTCCTCGTACACGTCGATACCATGATTTCTCAGAAATCGAGCTCGAGTCCCGAGATGAAGCTTATCTCGTTATCGACCGACTCGGAGACCTCATCGAGGAGTACGGTCTTGCCACCGTCGCCGATCTCTACGATCTCTGCGGTATCACTACCGAATACACTGACGAGAACTGGGGCTGGACTTCGGCCCGGTACATGTCGGTGATCCGTAGCCGTCGTGGCTACATGCTTCAGCTCCCGAAACCCGACCACATCAATGCACGATGAATCCTCAGAAAGTGCGGCTTGAGCTTATCGCCGCCTACCCATTCTCAGACAAGTGGCGTCGCCGTGTTGAACGCATGGAAGACGACCAGGCAATCGCTATTTATCTTCGACTCAAGGAAGCAGGACGTATCAAATGAATCTCGGAATTGTTACCCGTCTCGCCGGACGCGCTGGACTGGTCCTCAGCAAGCACGCCCCCACCATTCTGACCGCCGCTGGTACCGTCGGCTTTATCGGTACCACGGTTCTCGCCTCCAAGGCAACCCTCAAGGTTGAGGAGACTCTGGCTGAGGAGGCTGCTCTTCTCGTCAAGGTACACGAGGCCCACGAGGACGGCAAGCTCACCGACAAGGATGCCACTCGGGACAAGGTTATCCTCTACACCCGAATGACCACCAAGCTGGCGAAGCTTTATGCCCCCGCCCTGATTCTTGGGGCGGCCTCTATCGCTTCCCTGATCACCGGTCACGGCATCATGCTGAAGCGGAACGCCTCTCTGGCTGCTGCATACGCCGCTGTCGATCAGGCCTTCAAGACCTACAAGAAGAAGGTCGAGTCCAAGTTCGGCAAGGACGCTGTGATCGACGCCCTCATCGCCAACACTGAGGATGAGATCTCTGACAATGAGCTGACCCTCGAGGCGATTGCTGCCGTCGACAAGGTCTCTCCTTACGGGGTTATCTTCGACGACGAGAACATCAACTGGTCTGCTGACGAGGACCTGTCTATGCTCCACCTCAAGTGCCAGCAGCAGTACGCGAACGATATTCTCCAGACTCGTGGGCACATCTTCCTCAACGAGGTCTATAAGATGCTCGGGTTCCCTCACACTCCCGCTGGTGCTGTGACTGGCTGGGTCAAGGGTAATGGCGACGACTTCGTCGACTTCAACATCTTCGAGGGCACCTTCGAGGGTGAGGACAAGAACGGTCGTACTGTCACCAAGTGGGCGCTGGACTTCAATGTCGACGGCGTGATGTATGACAAGATCTGAGGTGTCATGTTCGAGAAGATCGCATATTTCGCCGCCGGGGCTGTCACTGGCGGCCTTGGCGTATATTTCGTTCTTGCTCGAAAGTTCGAGCAGGACTTTCAAGAAGCAACAATCGAGATCAACAAGGAGCTTGCAGAAATTGCTGAAGCGAAGCACAAAGATCGCGTGGGAGATGGCCCTGATCCAGAGGATCGGGAATCCGATTCTGAGCCGGTGGTACCGAGCGCTGTTGTGGACTACTCTCCGACTCCTGTGGAAGATTCCAACCAGGAGGAAGTGACCAAGCGTACGATGGATCGACAGCACTTCGAGGCCTACCAGATCACCGAAGAGGAGTATCGGGCTAAGGGTCATCAGGAGCATGTCGAGCTCACGTACTACATGGAGGACGATGTATTCGCTGACAACCGGGGCGTTCCTATGCAGGACACGTCCTGGTTCGACAACATCATCAGCGGTGTGTCTGCCTCCGATTCCATCATCTATGTCCGAAGCATGAGCCGCCACGCGGACTTCGAGATCACTCTTCTCGACGAATCCTACGAGCACTCAGTTCTCGGGGTTGAGTATTACGAGGACGAGTAATGATCGAGGCGGCACCTGACAACTCATATTTCGAGTGGCTTGTTGATCGAACCGGGGATACTCGCATGGCTGAGTGCCCCGAGGAATCATATTTGAGCCTTCTCGAGATCATGCACCAGACGCCGTTCCGGGTGACGATCCAGAACGACATCAACCGTGCACAGGATGGTATTGACCTTCGTAGGCAGTTCGTTCGAGAGAACAACGATGTGTCCTACGTCTGGCTTAACGAGCAGCACTGCTCCATGCTCGAGATGTTCATCGCTTTGGCCGAGCGTATGGATATGATGCTCGAGGATGACGAAACACCATATTCTCTGGAATGGTACTTCTGGGAGATGGTGAAGAACTGTGGCCTCTACGACTACACGGATGAGGCCCTGTTCAACCCCCGCCACGAGGAAGAGGTAGAGTCTATTCTCGAGCGGATCAACTCAAGGGATTACACGAAGCTGGGACACGGATCCATGTTCCCTCTTCGTGCGATCCCACTTCATGGCGCACGTGATATGCGGAAGGCAGAACTCTGGGCCCAGATGAACGCCTACGCAAACGAACATTACTTGTAAAGGAGACTCATGGATTTCTACCGAATCTGCGAGCGTACCACAAAGAGTGGAAAGGTGGAAATCTACCCTGAGTTCCTCGTCGGGCGGTCGAGGGATATTCTCATTCAGGGGCGAGACTTCCAGGCTATCTGGGATGATGAGAAGGGGCTCTGGTCTACAGACGAGTTTGACGTCGCTACGTTTGTAGACCGGTCCCTCTTCGAGCACCAGAAGAATTACACAGGTCAGATCGAGACCGTTGTGAAAACTATGTCCAACTACAACACTGGACTATGGACCAGCTTCCAGACTTGGAAGTCCAGGCTCCCTGACAACGGGCAGGAGCTTAACAGTAAGCTTATATTTGCGGACAGTACTCCTAGAAAGGAAGACTATGCCACCGCAAGGCTTCCATACTCTCTCGATGAGGGCGAGCCGGTCGCTTGGGGATCTCTCGTTGGAACTCTATATGATGAGGATGCTCGACGAAAGCTTGAGTGGCTCATCGGCTCAATCGTGGCTGGAGACTCTAAGAGGATTCAGAAGTTTGCCGTCCTATATGGTCCCCCGGGATCCGGTAAGTCGACGGTCCTCAACATTCTGGAGCTTCTATTCCAAGGGTACACAACTGTCTTCGATGCGGGAGCTCTTGGATCCAAGTCAGATCAGTTCGCGACCAGCTCTCTCGGCAAGAGTTCACTCGTGGCCATTGATCAGGACGGAGACCTATCTCGGATCGAGACTAATGGGCTACTTAACAGCGTGGTGGCCCACGAGACGATCCTGATCAACGAGAAGGGTATGAAGCGCTATCCCAAGCGAATCAATGCTCTTCTCTTCATCGGCACTAACAAGCCTGTCAAGATCACTGACTCCAAGTCGGGAATCATCCGACGACTGATTGATATCTCCCCCACCGGACAAACCGTGGGGGCTGATGAGTATCAGACTCTGATGACTCAGATCCGAGACGAGCTTGGGAAGATCGCCAATCACTGTCTTGGGGTTTATCGCAGTCTTGGTAAGCACTACTACGACGCGTATAAGCCTCAGGACATGATGCTCAGGACTAATGTGCTCTACAACTATGTTGAGGAGAACTACCTCCTCTTCAAGGAAGAGAAGTATATTAGTCTTGCTATGGCATACAAGCTGTATAAGGAGTACTGCAGTGAGAGCAATATCCCGTATCCGAAGAGCCGATACATCTTCCGTGAAGAACTCAAAGACTACTTTGAGCAATTTCATCCACGTTTACGAACAGATGACGGTAGACTACGCAGCGTATATTCCGGCTTCCGGGATTACCTACTGGATCCTGCCGAACTCGAGGCTTCTCCAGAGGAGCCATATTCACTGGCCCTCGACTACTCCGAGTCCCTTCTCGACGACATTCTGGCGGACTGTCCAGCCCAAAGAGCCGGAGACCATGGGACTCCGCAGTTCCGATGGGCAAACGTTCGAACCACTCTAAAGGACGTTGATACCCATGAGGTCCACTATGTCAAAGTCCCCGAGAACCACATCGTCATCGACTTTGATATCAAGCAGGACGGTCGGAAGGACCTTAATCGAAACCTTCAGGCCGCCTCAGAATGGCCCCCTACCTACGCCGAGACCAGTCAAGGTGGTAATGGAGTTCACCTCCACTACATCTACGACGGAGATCCTTCCGAACTGGCGAGGCTCTACGACGAAGACATTGAGATCAAGGTCTTCACAGGTGATTCCTCTCTGAGGAGAAAGGTCACCCACTGCAACAACATCCCGGTGGCTCATATTTCGGAAGGGCTGCCGTTTAAGGAGAAGAAAGTGATCAACAAGACCACCATGGCCAACGAGAAGAAGGTCAGGGAGCTTATTGAGCGCAACCTTCGGAAGGAGATCCATCCCTCGACTAAGCCCTCGATCGACTTCATCGCCAAGATCCTCCGTGACGCCAAGGAACAGGGGATGGTCTATGACGTTAAGGATCTGAAGCCTCGTGTGCTGGCATTCGCCATGAACTCGACGCACCAGTCCGAGGCGGCAATCAAGACTGTGATGGAGATGCCGTTCACCAACGAGGATCCTGAGGAGAAGTCTATCGGGTTCCCCACTGGCGAGCTCGTCTTCTTCGACTGTGAGGTATTCCCGAACCTCTTCCTCGTGAACTGGAAGGTGAAGGGTAATCCAACCGTACATCGGATGATTAACCCCACCCCCGAGGAGATCGAGGCCCTCTGCGAGATGCGGTTGATCGGCTTCAACTGCCGTAAGTACGACAACCATATTCTCTATGCTCGTACGCTGGGGTTCAACAACGCCAAGCTGTATGACTTGAGCAAGCGCATCATCGAGAACAGCGTAACAGCTGGATTTGTTGAGGCATACAACCTGTCCTACACCGATGTGTACGACTTCGCAGCCACCAAGATGTCTCTCAAGAAGTGGGAGATCGAGCTTGGGCTGCATCACCAGGAGCTCGGGCTTCCATGGGACGAGAATGTTCCAGAGGATCGCTGGGAGGAAGTTGCCGCCTACTGTGATAACGATGTTATTGCAACCGAAGAGGTATTCAATCACCTCCATGCGGACTGGCAGGCCCGCCTTATGCTTGCCAAGCTTTCTGGTCTGACTCCTAACGATACGACCAACAAGCACAGTCAGTTCATCATCTTCGGGAAGAACAGGAATCCTCAGAGTGAATTCGTTTACACCGATCTCAGTGAGCAATTCCCTGGCTATCAATACGCTTTCGGCAAGTCTACCTATCGTGGGGAGGAGGTCGGTGAGGGCGGATACGTCTACGCCGAACCAGGAATCTACGTCGACGTCGCACTTCTCGACGTTGCGAGCATGCATCCCACTTCAATCGAGTGTCTCAACCTCTTCGGAGACAGATACACTAAGCGTTTCAGCGAGATCAAGCAAGCCCGAGTAGCCATCAAGCACCATGATGATGCAACTGCCCGAACACTGCTCGATGGGGCCCTGGCCCCCTTCTTGGAGGAAGGCGTCGATTACGAGGCCCTGGCCTTCGCACTCAAGATTGTCATCAACTCCGTGTACGGTCTCACTGCGGCAAAGTTTGCCAATCCTTTCAAGGACCCGCGGAACGTGGACAATATTGTTGCGAAGAGAGGCGCGCTCTTTATGGTAGACCTAAAGCACTTCGTCCAGGAGCAGGGCTTCGACGTTGCGCACATCAAGACCGACTCGATCAAGATCCCGAGGGCCACTCCCGAGATCATCGAGAAGGTCATGGAGTTTGGCAAGAAGTACGGCTACACCTTCGAGCACGAGGCTACTTACGACCGTATGTGTCTCGTGAACAAGGCAGTCTATGTCGACTACGAGGATGGGAAGTGGAGCGCCACCGGTGCCCAGTTCCAGCACCCCTACGTCTTCAAGGAGCTCTTCTCGAAGGAGGAGCTGGATATCCGAGACGTGGCGGAGACAAAGAGCGTTACCACCGCTCTGTACCTGAACAACGGAACAGAAGAGAAGCCAGAGATGGAGTTCGTCGGTAAGACCGGCGCCTTCGTCCCCGTGAACCGTGGAGGCGGGATCCTTCTCCGCGAGAAAGATGGTAACTACCATGCCGCATCAGGCAGTACCGGTCACAGGTGGGTACAGTTCGAGTCCTTCAAGGAAGCCCACTCCGACGACTGGAAGGAGTATGTCGACTGGGGATACTTCGAGGGTCTTGCTGACGATGCAAAGGCTGCGGTGGGAGAATTCGGCGACTTCGAGGCCTTCACCCTTGGAGCTTGAGCCGTATATCTGGAACGGAGACAACGATGGCTGATCTGATTAACAGCTGGCTTCCTTACCAGGAACTCTCAATCGAGAAGGATCGAGATCCGGTTACTGACGACGAGATCATCTATGGAAGCAACGTTAAGCACTTCACGCTGACGGTATATTCTCCTGAGGGTCGAGTCAGTAAGTACTGGAATGCCCGTATCCTCAAGGACCAGGTGGGTTACTGCCGAGTAGCCTGCCCTCGAGAGAAGAAGATCCTGTGTTTCAACTGGGTCAATTGGACCGCGTATATGTTCACCCATGATGGGATGAACGAGCTGGTCTTCATGCCCGACGCTAGGCGCAGGACGGTCTCTCAGCTCTCATTCGACAACTGACAAAGCCCCCGGGTCTGTAAAAGGGCCCGGGGGTCCGCGTCAGAAACTAAGGGTAATATGAGACCCCTCTACGAAAGGACACATCATGAACCCCGTTGCTACCCTCGCCGTCCGTCTGGTTGTCGAGACCTGCTCCGGTATGGTTGTTAGCCGCGCCCTCTCGCCGATCGTCAAATCCGCCACTGGCCTTACCAAGGTCGCTATGTGGATTGGCGTATTCGGCCTGAGTTCCGTTGCTAGCGCCCACGCTGGAAAGGTTGTCGTCGACTCGATCAATGGCGGACTGAAGTTTGGTGACGAGATCACTGAGAAGACCGAAGACTGATCTCTAGTTTATACCCCATTAACTTGGGGTATAGGCTTTTCTGAAAGGAGCACACATGCCAGGAAAGATTGTCGCCCACGATACCCATCTTCGGATTGACACGGAGTTCATCGAGCTCAAGGACTGCTTCGAGGCATTCCGTCGAGGAGTGGAGTATCGTGAGAAGAATGACGTCGACGATATTCTCGTCATCTGTAACGCCCCCGACATCATTGAGTACCAGCTCAAGAACGGAGACAGCTTCATCGTCACCTACGATCCCATTCACCGGATCATCGTGATGAGGGTATTCCTCCACGACGAGGATATCACAATCAAGCCCATCTATATTTACAACAACCGTGAGTACCAGATCGCCTGTGAGTTCCTCAGGCAGGTAATGCACGACAAGATCGACCTTAAGGACGAGTGGATCGCATGAGTAAGAAGAACCCCAGCGTTATTGACTACTTCGACCTCAATGGTGACCTGAACGAGGAGGCCTACGAGTTCGAGGACGTAAAGCTTGACGAGTATATTGACAAGCGAAGCAACGTCAAACCATCTTGGGTTGGTAAGTACAGTCACCAGATGCACTTTGATCTTCCGGATGACACGGAGGTCAGCTTCTACAAAGGCCTTGGTATTGTCTACGCGGACATCAACTTCCCGAATGGTATCCGCACCATCCTGTTCAAGTGCCGACAGAAGAAGAACCTCACCAGGTTCATCTCTCGAGTGCTTGAGCTAGCACAGGGCGATTCTTCAAACATCCACCCAGACTTCCGAGCCTAATCTAAGGAGCACACAATGACACGACTTGGTAACCTGACAATCGAGAACGCCCGAATCTTCTTCAAGGACTTCTCCGCTGAGGGCCCTTACGCCGGTGGTACTAAGCGTACCTTCTGTGTTGAGATCCCCGAGGACATGGTTGAGGCCCTGGAGCGAGATGGGTGGAACTTGAAGACCCGGGAGTCTCGGAATGACCCGGATTCTGTCACCCACTATCTCAAGGTGGAGGTGTCCTACAGGGCCCGTCCGCCGAAGATCGTCTGTATCCCGAACCTGACTCGACGGAAGGTGTTCATCAACGAGCAGACCGTCAACTCCCTGGACTACGTCGAGATCCTGAACGTGGACCTCACGATCAACCCCTATGTCTGGGAGGTCAATGGGAACTCTGGAGTGAAGGCTTATCTCGGTACGATGTATGTCACCATTGCCGAGGACCCGCTGGACGCCAAGTACGACGACGTGGAGGAGGCCGCCTGATGCGACGCTACGGATTCTTCAACTTCCTGTTCGACGTCTTCATGGTCTCGGTGACCGGAGGATTCTGGCTTATCTGGATCTTCATCAGGGAGATGCGGCGAGGCTGATTTTATACCCCGGGGTCTGTAAAAGGGCCCCGGGGTCCCCACTCATAGAAAGGACACACGTGGCTAGCCGACTTATCGTCAGCGCTGATGATATCCTGAAGGCGGTCAAGGAATCAGAGGAGTTCGAGAGGAAAGCTCTCAATGAGGCTCGTAAGCGAGATCGAGCTGAAGGCAAGGAGCCTCGAGAGACTCTGTATCCTAACCCGGATCTTAAGCCTGGTCGAGAGATCGTGCTCGACTACATCAAGAACCCGGAGCGTCGTCGTACGCCACGGTGTTCCGTTCACCTTGAGAAACGGACTGCGAACAACAGCTATCGCTTTATCGTTGACGTCTCTCAGGTTCGAAACCGAGAGCTTGCGGACGAGATTGAGAAGGATCTCTTCGCATTCATGGACTACCTTCTCGACGAGTACGACATCCCACGACGCATCAAAAGGAGCACCAAATGATTACTCTTATCAAGGTTGACGAGGGCCCCGTCGACATCTACGAGCTTCGTATGCAGTACCTTGCTAAGCTCAAGCAGACGGACGGGGTCATGCTTCCCACGTTCATCTACCGGAACAAGGACCTCTTCGTTACAGAGTTCAAGCCCACTTGTGACGACCAGTGGATCATGTACATGACGAATGCTGAGGGTCTCATCACCAAGATGCGGATCAAGAACGGCGACCTGATGAGCAACGGGTCGGTTCTCTTCCTCGCTGAGGAGCGGAAGACCTATAACGCCAAGGAGTACTACGACTACTGGACTGCTCGTGAGGGTAAGCCTGCTCCGTTCTTCTACGAGTTACGGCAGTACCACGTCAAGTCTTTCATGCGGGTTCCCGGCTCGACCGATCTGTGGATCACCGCTGAGCGAGAGACTGGGCACTGGTACACCTTCCGCATGTCGGACGACCAGAAGTCCAAGTTCACCCGCCACACCATGACGAACGAGAAGGGTCACCAGACGTATGATTGGGTTCTCGAGAATGTCGAGTGGGCTGCCGACACGATTCGCTATTTCTGAGGAGGATATTATGGGAATCAATAAGCGATTCAGCATCAGCAGCTTCGAGGAGCTGTACATCAGCCAAACATTCCGAAAGATGACCCCGGTCATTTTCCTGCACGAGGGGAGGTTCTGGCACGTTATGGGTCTCGAGCTCGCTGGATCCGAAGAGGTGGATTGGTTCATCTACCTCAAGCGGTACTACTACAACCGCCCGGCAACCAAGCTCCGTATCGTTACGGACTCGGAGACGGGTGAGCAGAAGTACCTCCTGGATCACATCAAGGCCATGCACATTGACTGAGCGCTGGCGAAGTTTACCCCACCCCTACTCAAAGTATGAGGCATCTGATCTCGGTCGGGTGCGTAATATTTCGAGTGGGCGAGTTCTTCGGATCCAGAAGTGCTCAGACGGGGCTCCCGGGTTCTCCCTGTATCGCGATGACTCAGGTAAGCAGACCATGGTTCGCTGTGGGATTGTTATCTGGCGTGCGTTCAACGGAGAGCCCGGGGCACGGCGATATGTCATTCACTTGAATGGCGACATGGCCAACTGCAGTCTTGAGAACCTCAAGCTGGTGTCCTACTCAGAGTACCGGCAGGCCTGGTATGAGGAGTACAACGCAGAGCAGGATCGTATCTTCGACGAGACTGTCTCTGAATTCGACGACTACATCTTCGGCTCGTGTACCGAGTCGGAGGCGGATAGAAAGGTTCGCTTTGGCGACTGAGCAGTGGGTGACTATCAAGCATCCCTTTGAGAAGTACGAGGTATCGGACTTGGGGAGGGTTCGGAATAAGCGGACTGGTCGTTTTCTGACCCCCACCCTTGACAAGCAGACCTGGTTCTACCGGATGTACCCGGTTGGAGGTAAGAAGCAGCTCAAGCGCTCTGCTGGCGTGCTTGTGTGGACTGCCTTTGTCGGTTGGATTCCTGATGGATACTTTGTACAGTATCGGGATGGGAACCGACGGAACTTCTGGGTGAAGAACCTCTACCTGAAGTCCAACTCCGAGTTCCGCAAGGAGGAGTACGCTGAGGGTCGAGCGGGTTTCTTGCTCAAGGAGTACGAGTCCGCATTCGACGAGTGGATCTTTGGATCCTGTCTCGAAAGGGGAACACACTAACCATGACAGTTACGTATCGCCCTGAGCAGATCCAGGCGGTGCGTCAACTGCAGAACGGCAGCATCTTGGCGGGTGGCGTTGGTTCGGGGAAGACCCTGACCAGCCTGGCGTGGTATCTCACGTCGGTTTGTAACGCCGCCTCGTTCAAGAAAGGGGGGTCCTTGGCTAAGAAGAAGGTCAAGGGCTCCCCTACGCTGTATGTCATCACAACCGCTAAGAAGCGGGACTCCCTTGAGTGGGAGGAAGAAGCTGCGCGTCTCGGTCTGAGTACAGATCCTGCATGTAGTTTCACTGGTTCATCCATTGTGGTGGACTCGTGGAACAACATCAGGAAGTACTCGGATCGAGAACACGCGGTATTCTTTTTCGATGAGCAGCGTGCTTCCGGCAGTGGGCGCTGGGTCAAGGAGTTCTTGAAGATTACTCGTAAGAACACCTGGCTTCTACTCTCGGCCACGCCTGGAGATGTCTGGATGGACTACCTCCCGGTATTCATGGCTCACGGATTCTTCAGGACTCGTACGGAGTTCATGGAAGATCACGTCATATTTGATCGCTTCGCAAAATACCCCAAGGTCAAACGATACATAGGGGAGGCGAAGCTGCAGCGACTTCGTCGGAGTATCCTTGTGGAGATGCCGGTGGAGCGACACACTACTCGTGAGAGGGAGACTGTCTACTGCGACTACGACTTTGACTTGTACAAGTGGGTCGTGAAGAACAGGATGGATCCCTGGACAGAGGAACCCCTAAGAGACGCAGGTGGGGTCTGCAGAATCTTGAGAAAGGTGGTCAGTGATAATGACTGGCGTTCAGAGCAAGCCAAGCGCATATTCTCAAGCAATGAGAGAGTTATCGTATTCTACAACTACAACTATGAACTCGATCGAATCCTTGCAGTTGCGGAGAGCCTTGGAGTGCCTACAGCGCAATGGAATGGACATCGGCACGATGCTATTCCAGGAGGAGACCGATGGATCTATATCTGTCAGTACACCTCGGCAGCAGAGGGATGGAACTGTACTAGTACCGATACGGTTCTCTTCTGGTCCCTCAACTATTCCTGGCGAGTGACGGAGCAGTGTGAGGGTCGAATCGACCGATTGAACACGCCGTATTCTCGGTTGAAGTACTACTTTCTTGAGTCTCATTCATCGATAGATGAGGCTGTTCGGCGGTCATTGAGCTCGAAGAAGGTGTTCAACGAGAGGGCATTCGTCGGTTAGAATACGTGTGACGTGGGGTCGAAATGGGGGTTACAATACGTGTGACGCCCTCGCTTCGGCCCCACGTGGCCCGCTTTTTTGTGTTACTGATGTGACTGATGTTACTTAGAGCGGTGATGGGCCAAAAATGATGGTCCAGTGGGCCACCTAGGTGGTGTAAATTTTCCTTGGAATTGCAACGAAAGGTCATAGTTGGACCATTTTTATAAAACAACCCTATTTGATTGATAAAATAAAATTTTAATATTATAGGGAGTATAGGGCTTTTTCGGGTTTTTATGTCCACCCCCTAGTTTGGTGCCGTTTGATGATGTTTGATAATGTTTATCGATCGGATTTTCACATTAGTAACATCTGTAACAAAACCCCACCCATTTCAAGAATACCCCCTCTACAATACGTGTGACACCCCTTGTCGCAATCTACGCATATAATGATAAGAAGGATAGAAACAAGCCTATCCCTTCTTATAGGCTTACCCAGAGGAGCACACCATGCGTGAGTCACAATTCCAAGCACAGCTCATTAAGAAGCTGAACAAGATGCTACCCGGGATCATCATTCTGAAAAATGATCCCAACTACATCCAAGGTATACCCGATCTGATTCTTCTCTACAAGAATCGTTGGGCAGCCCTTGAGGTGAAGCGAGGCGCAACTGCGTCAGTCCGTCCGAACCAAGCACACTATGTTCGGATCATGTACGCCATGTCGTACGCAGCATTCATCTACCCAGAGAACGAGAGCGAGATTCTCAATGAGGTTCAACAATCACTCACAGCTTAATGGAGCTCACGCATTCCTCTCCGCCAGTAAGTATCACTGGCTCAACTACTCTCCCGACAAACTGATCGAGACCTTCCGGACAGCCCAGGCTGCTGCGAAGGGTACTCGTCTTCACGAGCTCGCTGCTGAGCACATTCGTCTGAAGATGCGTATGCCCCGCAACAAGGTGACATTCAACAACTACGTGAATGATGCCATCGGCTTTCGGATGACACCGGAGCAGGTTCTGTTCTACTCGGTCAACTGCTTCGGTACTGCGGATGCCATTTCCTTCGACAAGGGTTTGTTACGCATCCACGATCTAAAGACGGGGGTCCACCCTGCCAAGGTCGATCAGCTCATGATTTATGCGGCACTCTTCTGCCTCGAGTATGATGAGCGTCCCGGAGGCATTAACTACGAACTCCGCATCTACCAGAATGACGACATTCAGGTAGCAAACCCTGAGGGCGAGGACATTGCCCGAATCATGGATACCATCATACAGTTCGATAAGCTGATCGAGAAGATCAAGGAAGAGGAGGCCTAATGGATCTCGCCCACTATGGTGTTAAGCGCCGTTCCGGGCGCTATCCTTGGGGTTCTGGACAGGACCCGCACCAGCACTCTGGTGACCTACTCTCTACCATCAAGGACCTCAAGGCGAAGGGTCTTACTGAGACTGAGATCGCTAAGGGGCTTGGAATGACCACCACTCAGCTCCGAGCACAGAGATCCATTGCCAAGAACGAGAAGCGTAAGGCTGACGTTGCGATGGTGGCCCGTCTCAAGGAGAAGGGTATGTCCAACACGGCCATTGGTCGTCGTATGGGTATCAACGAGTCTTCCGTTCGAGCACTTTTAGACCCCACCCTCAAAGAAAGGGCGGGGAGTACTGAGGCGCTTGCAAAGGAGCTCAAGAAGCAGGTCGGTAAGGACGGTCTACTTGACGTCGGACTTGGTGTTGAGGTCAACATGGGTGTCACGAGCACCAAGATGAAGACCGCCACTGCCATGCTCGAAGCTGAGGGCTATCACGTCCACAAGGTGAAGGTCCAGCAGCAGACGACTGGTAAGTTCACCGAAATGAAGGTCCTAGTGCCTCCGGGCATGGACTACAAGACGGTTCTGGCCAAGCGGGGCGAAATTAAGGCCCCCGGGGTCAATATTGAGGACCGGGGTCGTACCGTGTACGGTATCGAGAAGCCCACTGCGGTTTCCAGCAAGCGACTTAAGGTTCGCTATGGGAACGAGGGTGGTACCGATATGGACGGCGTCATTGAGGTTCGACGTGGAGTCAAAGACCTCTCCCTCGGTGGCTCAAACTACGCACAGGTTCGAATTTCTGTTGATGGTACACACTACCTCAAGGGTATGGCAATGTACTCGGACGACATTCCTAAGGGGTATGATCTCCGGTTCAACACGAACAAGAACCCCACTGGAAATAAGCTGGATGCCCTCAAGAAGCAGACTGGTGACCCGTCGAACCCCTTCGGTTCAGTAATCCGCAAGCAGCTTCACTACACCGACTCGAATGGTCGGAAGAAGCTCTCTGCGATGAACATCGTCAACGACGAGGGTACTTGGGGTGATTGGTCGAAGACCTTGAGCTCCCAGTTCCTCTCGAAGCAGCCCGTCTCTCTTGCTAAGCAGCAGCTTCAGAAGGTACGAGACAAGCGCCGTGCCGAGTTCGAAGAGATCATGGCCCTCACAAACCCATCCGTAAAGAAGAAGCTACTGCAGTCTTTCGCAGACTCAGTGGACTCTGACGCTGTGGATCTGAAGGCCGCTGCTCTTCCTCGACAGGCCAGCCAGGTAATCCTTCCCGTACCCAAGATGAAGACCACGGAGGTTTACGCCCCCAACTTCAAACATGGGGAGAAGGTTGTTCTTGTCCGTCACCCTCACGGTGGACGATTCGAGATCCCTGAACTGACAGTCAACAATAAAAACCCCCATGCTAGAAAAGCAATAGGGACTAAGGTTAAGGACGCAATCGGGATCCATCCCAAGGTTGCAGAAAGGCTGTCAGGTGCTGACTTTGATGGTGACTCTGTTCTTGTCATTCCGAACAATGGCGGAAAGGTCAAGACCTCCCCGGCCCTTAAAGGCCTGAAGGACTTCGACCCCAAGGCTATGTACCCGGCATACGAGGGTATGAAACCCATGACCTCTAAGCAGAAGCAGATGAAGATGGGTGAGGTTTCAAACCTGATCACCGACATGACTATCGGTGGTGCCAACCAGGCTGAGATTGCCAGGGCAGTTCGACACTCTATGGTTGTGATTGATGCTGAGAAGCACAAGCTCAACTACAAGCAATCCGAGATCGATAATGGTATTGCCGCCCTCAAGAAGAAATACCAGGGCAAGGCAAATGCTGGGGCTTCTACTCTTATCAGTCGTGCTTCTTCCGAGAAGCGTGTTGCTGAAAGAAAAGCCCGGTCTGCTTCAAAGGGCGGGCCTATCGATAAGCGGACAGGACGCAAGGTCTATGAAGAGACGGGGGCTACTTATGTAGACAAGAAGGGTAAGACGGTACTCCGCACCGAGAAGTCTACTAAGTTGGCCGAGACCCATGACGCATACTCCCTCGTTTCTAAGAACGGGAGTGCTATCGAAACGGTCTATGCCAATCACTCTAACGAACTGAAGGCTATGGCTAACGAAGCCCGTAAGGCTACACTTGCTATCCCCTCTGTTCGAAAGAACCCCCAGGCCGCAAAGACCTATGCCCCTGAGGTTAAATCCCTCAAGGCCAAAGTAAACGAGGCCCTCCGGAATAAACCCCGTGAACGCCAGGCACAGGTCCTGGCAGACGCGGTAATCAGGGCAAAGAAGCAAGCTGATCCAACTCTTGCCACTGATAAAGAGCGCCTTCAGAAAGCACGCCGTCAGGCTTTAGCCGAGGCCCGTTCAAGAACGGGGGCTGGTAAGAAGCCTTTCTCTATCACTCCTAAGGAGTGGCAGGCTATCCAGGAAGGTGCTGTCTCACAGGCTGCTCTCAACAAGGTTCTTGAACTTGCTGATGAATCAGTAGTTAGGGAACTGGCTACACCTAGGTCCCAGCCTAAGGTGTCATCCAGCATGGTGGCCAGAGCCAAGGCTATGAGTAGTAGGGGTAAGACTGCTGCTGAGATTGCTGAAGCTTTGGGAATCTCTACCACATCTGTACACCGTGCTCTAGAGGAGGGCTGACCACACCATGGTACACACCCTCTCACAGGGCCTCTCTGAGGAGGTCTACTATGGCTAGGATGCTGTCCACAGTGGACAATCCTTACGATCCAAGAACTTCATGGGACGAATGGTTTGCTTTCGACACAGCACACGGCTACGGTACCTGTGGCCTGGTGGCTAGGCTGTGTGTGTCAAGCGATTCGTTAAGTGAAGAACTTGAAATCGAAGAAATTGAAAACGCAATTGATCGAATTCTCAAGTTTGATGTGACAAATTTCTATCAAACTTTTGAAATCGATGATTGAAAAATAAAATTTCTTCGTCGACACCGGGGGAGGGGGGTCCACAATTTAGGCCCCCCACCCTCATCGCCGCCCCCTCCATATTTTCCCCGGAGGGATATTTGGAAAGCCAATTGGGGACTAGGTTCTAGGGCCCACAGGAAGTTTCTCGTGTGCTCCTTTCTTCCTGCTGGTCTCGCTCACAACGGGCCCTAGAATCTAGCCCTCAATTGGCCCCAAACGCCCTCTATCTAAGGAGCAACTATGGGTAAAAGGGCCGCAACACCCTCTAAACCCGCTCGAACTGTGGAGCAACGCGAAGCGCAAATGATCAATCTGGCGCTTGAGCTTGCCGAGAAGCAGCTTCGAGAGGGTACAGCACCGGCAACCACGGTGAATCACTACCTCAAGCTCGCCTCCACAAGAGAACAGCTCGAGGTAGAGAAGCTGAGGAACGAAACAGCACTTCTCGAGGCGAAGAAGACAGCACTAGTCAGCGCTGAGCAAGCCGAGAAGATTGCCAAAGAAGCCATCGAAGCCTTCCGTACATACTCTGGAGCGGGAGATGTTACGAACGTATACTGAACTGGCGCGCCTCGAGACCTTTGAGGAGCGGTTTGACTACCTGGCTCTCACCGGGCAAGTCGGTACAGCCACGTTTGGCTTCGATCGTTACCTGAACCAGCGATTCTACACCTCAACGGAGTGGAAGAAGGTCAGGAACTTTGTTCTGGCTCGAGATGAAGCCTGCGACCTCGGGATCGAGGGACTTGACATCAGATACATGCCGCTAATTCACCACATGAATCCGATTCAGCCTAAAGATCTCGAGGAATTCAATCCAGACATCCTCGAGCCAGAGTTTCTCATTACCACAACCAAGAATACCCACAACGCGATACACTTCGGAGACCGATCGAGGTTGACACCACGAGTTGTTGAGCGTCGACCGAATGATCAAGCTCCCTGGAGGATCTAATGGGAACCATTCTTGAAGACACTAAGAAGGCAATCGGCATCATGCCGGGATATGATGTCTTCGACGACCAGATCCTCATGCACATCAACACTGCACGAATGGATCTCACACAATTGGGGCCAAAATGCGATACCCCGATTGAGAAAGATACGGCCTGGACCGTCTTCGACCAGATCGACGACGAGGCCGCAATCAAGTCTTACATCGCCATGAAGGTTAAGCTGTTCTTCGACCCACCGGGGAACTCCTTCTTGGTATCGGCATACCAGAAGCTGATCGAGGAGGCAGCATGGCGACTGATCTATCAGACCGAGGGGAAGCAGAGGTAGAAGACCTCGTCCACCACGGCGTAAAGGGCCAGCGATGGGGCGTCATTCGTAAGAAGGCTTCTGCCGGACGTGTCGCAACGGCCAAGGCCCTCAAGAAGACTGGACGTTTCACCGTCGACGCTTCCCGAAAGACGGCCTCCAGCGTCCGAAAGGCTAAACAGGCTCATGACGCACGAGTTGCCGGAAAGGTCGAAGCCAAGAAGGCCGCTAAGGCCCGAAAGAAGTTCGCAAACCGCGGATACAAGAAGATCAGCGACACCGAACTCCAGTCCCGAATTAAGCGGCTGGAGCAAGAGAAACGCTATCGGGAGCTCAAGGCCGATCGCCACCTGGTTCGAGGTCGTGAAGTCACTCGATCGATCCTCGAGAACTCTCTGACTAAGGCCGGTACCTACGCAGCTACCAAGGCTATGAAGACGGCCTTCGATAAGTCGTTCGATACCGGTAAGGAAGGGAAGTCCGCAGCCGAGACTCTTAAGAAGGCAGCGGAGAAGGCTAAGGAAGCCGCTGAGGCAGCTTCTGTCGTAGCCGAGGAGACCAAGAAGGAAGCCAAGTCTATTGGTGGTCCCGCTCTGAAGAAGGCTCCTGAACGAAAGCAGATCGAGAAGCCGAAGTCGTTCAAGCAGACTAAGCCCTCGCCGAAGAAGAAGCGGTACCCTCGTAACCCCGGGAGCACTGCTAAGTAATGCTCTCGAACACCGCAGTACCAAAATACTACGGGCAGTTTCGTGACGCAGTCATCCGAGGCGAGATTCCGGTATGCGAAGAGATCTCATGCGAGATGAACCGGATTGATGCGCTAGTCGCCAATCCAGAATACTACTACGACGATCAAGCAGTAGAAGGATTCATCGCATACTGCGAGAACGAGCTTACTCTGTCCGACGGAGCCGACCTTCATCTTCTAGATAGCTTCAAGCTCTGGGCCGAACAGCTCCTTGGATGGTACTACTTCGAGGATCGTCAGGTCTTCGTCCCGTACGAGGACGGAGTCGGCGGTCACTATGAGACCAAAACCGTAAAGAAGCGCCTTACAATCAAGCAGTATCTGATCGTTGCTCGTGGAGCAGCGAAGTCGATGTACATGTCTCTCATCCAGAACTACTTCCTGGTTATTGACACTACAACGACACATCAGATCGCTACGGCCCCGACCATGAAGCAGGCTGAAGAGGTAATGGGTCCATTCCGGACCGCCATCACTCGAGCCCGAGGTCCGCTGTATAAGTTCCTGACTGAGGGATCCATTCAAAATACAACCGGTGCGAGGGCTAACCGCCAGAAGCTGGTTGCTACGAAGAAAGGTGTGGAGAACTTCCTCACCGGGTCCCTCCTAGAGGTTCGACCCATGTCTATCGACAAGCTACAGGGCCTTCGACCCAAGGTTTGTACGGTGGATGAGTGGCTTTCCGGCGATATCCGTGAGGACGTTGTCGGTGCACTCGAACAGGGTGCCTCGAAGATCGATGATCCGGTCATTCTAGCCGTCTCATCTGAGGGAACCATCCGCAATGCGGTGGGTGACACCATGAAGATGGAGTTGCTCAAAATACTGAAGGGCGAATACATCGCCCCTCACATCTCAATCTTCTACTACAGACTTGATGACATCAAGGAAGTAGCAGATCCTGCTATGTGGGTTAAAGCCCAGCCGAACATCGGCATCACTGTCTCTTATGATCGGTACCAGCAGGACGTCGATCGAATGGAGCAAGCTCCTGCCGCTCGAAACGACATCCTCGCCAAGAGGTTCGGGATCCCTATGGAGGGATACACGTACTTCTTCACCTACGAGGAGACGATCCCGCATAGGAAGAATACATTCTGGAACATGCAGTGTGCTATGGGCGCAGACTTGTCCCAGGGTGATGACTTCTGTGCATTCACCTTCCTATTCCCACTCAGGAATCAGGCTTTCGGTGTAAAGACCCTAGCATACATCTCTGAGCTGACGCTCATGAAGTTGCCCGGGGCTCTACGCCAGAAATATGACGAGTTCATCCAAGAAGGAAGCCTCCGAGTAATGGAGGGTACCGTCCTGGACATGATGGAGGTCTATGAAGATCTAGACCAGTACATCGATGAACAAAAGTACGACGTCTCGGCATTTGGGTTCGACCCGTACAACGCCAAGGAGTTCGTAACCCGGTGGGAGCAGGAGAACGGCCCGTATGGTATTGAGAAGGTCATTCAGGGAGCCAGGACAGAATCGGTCCCACTTGGGGAACTGAAGAAGCTGGCTGCCGAGCGACTCCTCATCTTCGACCAGGAACTCATGTCTTTCACCATGGGAAACTGTGTCACCCTTGAGGATACCAACGGTAACCGAAAGCTACTGAAGAAGCGCTCGGAAGAGAAGATCGACTCAGTGGCTGCTCTGATGGATGCCTTCGTGGCATACAAGATCAACAAGGAGGCATTCGAATGAGCAAGGAGGTGAAATGGGTTTAACCGACCGATTGAGCCACGCCTGGAATGCATTCACCAGGTCTCCGGACAAGAAGAACTTCACACCCGAGTATGGATCGTGGACGTTTGGAAATCCGAACCTGAACTACCGGCCTGTTGTCGGGGATCAGACGATTGTCACTAGCATTTACAACCAGATTGCTATCGACGTATCAAATGTCCCGATCCGACACGTCAAGACTGATGAGAATGGCAACCTAAAGAGCTACTACCGTAGCTACTTGGACGACTGTCTGTCTCTGAGTGCCAACATCGACCAGACTGGGCAGGGATTCTTCCAGGATCTTGTCCTGACTCTGTTCGAGGAAGGCGCTGTGGCTATCGTCCCTGTCGATACGGACGTGAGTCCAGACATGACTCAGGGATACGATGTTAAGTCTATGCGCATCGGGACGATCCTGAACTGGTATCCTCGCCACGTCCGGGTAGAAGTCTACAACGATCAAACTGGACAGCGAGAGCAGCTGACGCTCGACAAGGAATTCGTCGCTATTGTGCAGAACCCTCTGTACAGTGTGATGAATGCTCCTAGTTCGACACTTCAGCGACTGACTCAGAAGCTACATCTGCTCGATGCCATTGACAAGCAGTCTGGATCCGGTAAGCTGGACATCATCATTCAGCTTCCGTACGTCGTCAAGACAGAGCTCAAGAAGCAGCAGGCCGAGGCACGCCGTAAGGCGATTGAGGAACAGCTCGCAGGGTCTCAGTACGGTATCGCTTACACCGATGGTGCAGAGCGAATCACTCAGCTGAACCGACCTTCCGAGAACAACCTCATGAGTCAGATCCAGTGGCTCACTACCCAGCTGTACAACCAGCTCGGAATGACTGAGGATGTCTTCACCGGTAAGGCCGATGCTCGACAGATGCTGAACTACCAGAACCGAACGGTTCGTCCAGTTCTGAAGGCGATAACGGACGCTATCACCCGGACCTTCCTCACCAAGACTGCCCGAACGCAGCGTCAGCGGATCATGGCTATCGAGGATCCGTTCCTCAATGTCCCGCTGGAGGAGATGTCCAAGCTGGTCGACTCCGTCAAGCGCAACGAGATTGGTACGGCCAATGAGCTTCGCCCGAAGTTCGGCTGGGCCCAGTCCGAAGACGAGACAGCGAACCAGTTGGTGAACTCCAACATCAATCCGATGGGCGAGGAACAGCCGCCTGGTGAAGAACCAGTCGACGAGACTCCTGCATCGGAGGTACCAATTTCCGAACTGATGGAGAGTAGTCAAAATGGCAGTTAAGTGCGATTTCTCTGGCTACGCCACGAAGAATGATGTTCGGTGCTCGGACAACAAGATCATCCGGCACGGGGCATTTGCGGCGTACGATGGGAAGACCGTACCTCTGGTCTGGCAGCACAAGCACGGAGACGTTGAGAATGTCCTCGGGCACGCCGACCTGGAGGTTCGAGAGGATGGGGTCTACGCCTACGCCCATCTGAACAACACCGATCGTGGCCGGACCGCTCGAGAGATGGTCAAGAACGGTGACATCAAGGCGATGAGCATCTACGCTACCCACGTTCGCGCTAAGGGCAATGACGTTGTCCACGGCGAGCTCGTCGAGGTGAGCCTGGTGCTCCGCGGCGCCAACCCTGGCGCACTCATCGACCAGGTCTCCATCGAGCATGGTGACGACGGCGATGAGATCGAGGCTGTCATCTACACGGATGCACAGCTGGACTTCGTCTCGCACGGTGATGACGTCGAGGACGAGGATGAGGACTTCGAGGCGGAGGAGACGGACGACGTCGAGCACGCTGAGGAGGAGCCGGAGGCCGATGAGGCTGAGGGCGACGAGGACGACCCCACGCTCGGGGAGATCTTCGATGGAATGACCGAGGAGCAGAAGACGGCGGTCTATGCCATCGTCGGGCAGCTCGTCGATTCCGTAGATGAAGAGGCGGAGGAGTCTGAGACCGAAGAGGCCGAGGACACCGCCCATTCCGACACAACTGAGGATACTATGGCTCACAAGAACGTGTTTGAGGGCTCCGCTACCACCGAGGAGCTCCCCGTCCTGACTCACGCCCAGGTCGAGACCATCTTCGAGGACGCTCGCTCCAGCGGCTCCCTGAAGCAGGCCATCCTGGCTCACACCGACGCTTACGGCATCAAGCAGATCGAGACCCTCTTCCCTGAGGCCAAGGATCTGTGGAACACCCCGGAGTTCATCAAGCGTAAGACCGATTGGGTCAACGCTGTTGTGGGTGGCGCCAAGCACTCGCCCTTCTCCCGTATTCGCACTCGCTTCGCCGACATTACGGCGGATGAGGCCCGTGCCAAGGGTTACATTAAGAGCAGTAAGAAGGAAGACGAGGTCTTCACGCTTCTGCAGCGTGTCACCTCGCCGACCACCATCTACAAGAAGCAGAGGTTGGATAGGGATGACATCCTGGACATCACTGACTTTGATGTGGTGTCCTGGATCCGTGGTGAGATGAAGATCATGATCGAGGAGGAGCTCGGTCGAGCCGTCCTCATCGGTGATGGTCGTCAGGCCTCCTCCAAGGACAAGATCAAGGAGGACTGCATCCGCCCGATCTACAAGGAGGACAGCCTCTACGCTCCTCGCGTCGTCCTGGCCAAGGAGACCACCACCGAGGACGTCCTGGACTCCATCGTCCGTGCCATGGACGACTATGACGGTGCTGGCAACCCCACCTGGTTCGCCGAGCCCCACATGGTCACCGAGATCCTTCTGCTCAAGGACAAGATGGGTCACCGTATGTTCCGCAGCGTTTCTGAGCTTGCTGACTACGTCGGCGTCTCGAAGATCGTCAAGGTTCCGCTCATGAAGGGCCTGCAGCGCTCCTCCGCCAAGAACGGCACTGTCGACGCCCTCGGCATCATCGTCAATATGTCCGATTACACCATCGGTGCGGACAAGGGTGGTCAGCTCTTCGCAGCTGAGGACTTCGACATCAGCTTCAACCAGTACCATTACCTCTTGGAAACTCGCCTCTCCGGTGCGCTGACTCACCCGAAGTCGGCGATCATCGTTGAGCGGAAGACCGAGGCTGGTAACGTCGTCCCGGAGCCGTGATAGATGGCCAAATTCTTCGGTGAGATAGGATTTGCTACACAGGTCCAGACCGAGCCGGGAATTTGGGAAGACAAACCAATCGAGAAGCAGTACTATGGCGATGTGTTTCGTGAAGCACGCCGCTTTGGTGCCAGCGATGAGGTTCTGGGGAGTATCAACCTCAGTAACCAGATCAGCATTATCGCTGACGGGTTCTTAACGGATAACATCCAGAACCTCAAGTACGTACGCTGGATGGGGGGACTTTGGAAAATCTCCTATGTGGAACTGAAGTTCCCCCGTCTGGTTCTCGAGCTGACGGGGGTGTATAATGGACCGACGGCTAGCTCTCCATGAGAAGCTGGTAGAGATCCTCGGGTCAGACAAGGTCTATTACCAGCCACTCCCGTCACTGAAGCTCTCGTATCCGTGCATCGTATACGAGCGGCATCCGGGTGATCCGATGTACGCGGACAACCTCAAGTATATCAAAGCTAACCGGTTCCAGGTTACTCTGATCGCCCGACATCCCGAGGACCCGACACGAACGAAGATCGAGGACCTTTTGTTCAGCCGCCATGAGTCTCGACTCGTAGCGGATAACCTCTATCACGACATCTTCGACGTCTACTATTAGGAGATAACATGGCTGCACTTGTCTGGGACAAGACTGGTGAGCGCCGTATTGAGACTGGTGTCGACCACTGTGCACTTTATGTGTACAACCCCGTCACCAAGACCTACGGCACCGGCGTTGCTTGGAATGGTATCACCGCCATCTCCGAGAAGCCCGAGGGCGCTGAGGCTACTGACCTCTACGCCGACAACATTCTGTACCTCTCGATGCTCTCGGCTGAGAAGCTGAAGGCCACCATCGAGGCCTACACCTACCCCGACGAGTTCGAGGCTTGCGACGGTTCTGCCACTCTGGCTAAGGGTATCAAGATCGGTCAGCAGGACCGACTCTCGTTCGGTCTAGTCTACCGCACCAAGATCGGTGATGACGTGGCTGGTCAGGACAAGGGCTACAAGCTCCACTTCCTGTACGGCTGCAAGGCCTCTCCCTCCGAGAAGGGCTACAAGACCGTCAACGACTCTCCTGAGGCGATCTCGTTCTCGTGGGAGCTGTCGACCACCCCGGTCAACGTGACCGGAGCGAAGCCCACTTCTCTGCTGACCATCTCGTCTCTCGACGTCGACGGCAGCAAGCTGAAGGCGCTCGAGGAGAAGCTCTTCGGTAAGGATGGTGGTGCGGCTCTCGAGCCCAAGCTGCTCCTGCCCGACGAGATCAAGTCCCACTTCGCAGGCTGATTATACCACACCGGGGGCTCAGAGACCTAGACTCCTGGGCCCTCGGTGCCTGCAATGCTTATAGTTTCTATCCCGGATATCGACGGGTTCGACGAGGAGACAGGCACCTTTGTCTCCATGCCTGGCGGAATCCTGCACCTGGAGCACAACCTGGTCGCACTGTCAAAATGGGAGTCAATTACCCATAAACACCTCATCGGTAACGACAAAGTTACTGCCGAGGAGATGGCACTCTACATTAAGTGTATGATTACTGATGAAGAGTATGACCCGTCGCTTCTGGATAGGATCCCCCCATCTGAGGTCGAGCGTATCAGCGCCTACATGGCCGACACGATGACCGCAACCACCATCCGTGATACGGGTGGGGAATCTGGATCTGGCGAATATACATCCTCGGAGCTCATCTACTACTGGATGATCGCTTGCCAGATCCCCTTCGAGTGTGAGACATGGCACATCAACCGACTACTCACACTCATTCGGGTTTGTAACCAAAAGAATCAGCCCGATAAGAAGATGTCCCAGTCCGAGATTATGGAACGGAACCGGGAACTCAACAGAGCCAGGCGAGCGAAGCTTGGTTCGAAGGGATAACAATGATCAGTCACGAAGACATTCCCGAGGAGGCGCTTGCTCCGCAGGCCCACATCGGAACTGATCCCATGGAGGACAAGGAGATTCATGTCTCCCAGACTACTGAGGTGATGAAGTGAGCGTCGCAGACAACGTACTCGCTCGCGCCGCAGCGAGGATTGGTTACTATGCACCAGACGACCCTCAGCCCGGATCCGAAGCTGGCCGATACTGGGCAGCTCGAACTGGTCAGCAGTGGCTTGCTGGACCGTCCGACTCTGTTTGGTGGTGCATGCTCTTCGTCAGCATGTGTCTGGACGAGTGCGGGCAGATTGACGCTATTGGAGGATTCTCCTTTAACACTGACTACACCGTCAACAAGGTCCGCCAGCACCCTGACGCTTACTTCGTATCGGTTTACGACGCCCGACCGGGCGATGTCGTCATCTACGACTGGGATGGCGGCGGCACGGACCACGTTGGCTTCGTCGAGAAGAACCTTGGCGGAGGCACGCTCCAGACGATTGAGGGGAACACCTCGTCTGGCAGCTATGGCTCTCAGTCTGCTGGGAACGGTGTTTGGCGGCGTGTCCGCAATCAGTCGATCGCTTATGTGATCCGGCCTGCGTATACTGACTCTCCGAGCAATACTGCTCCCGCTGGCCCTGCTGACATCCGTGCTCTGCAGCGTGCAGTCCGGGCGACCCCCGACAATGTCGCCGGGCCGAACACTCGGTCTCGCTGCTACGCTCTTGCCGCGGCTTCCGAGTGGGGCGGGAAGACTTTCCCCTTCGGCGTGGCCTTCACACAGTCCGTGGTCGGCACTGAGCAGGATGGGGTCTGGGGTGACGCCTCGGAGGAGGCGCACGACTCTACTGTCGAGGCCGTTCAGGCAGCCGTCGGCGCTGAGGTAGACGGCGTTTATGGCGCCGAGACCAATACCAAGGTGAACGCTCTGCTCGACAGGGCCGAACAGCCGTAGGAGGCTTAAAATGGCAGCGCCATACTGTACTTTAACGGGAACTATCCCCGGAGGAGAGAATGGTCGGGCTACTGTCCGAATCATTCCTGACGTGAAGGGTGCTACGGCTACCGTTGACGGTGCCGCAGTCTCGATGCGCGAGCACATGGTTCGGACAGACCAGGCTGGCGCTGTCAACATTGAGGTGCTGGCTCCGGGCGCTGGAGTAACTCCCTCTGGCGCCTGGACCCACACCATCTACATAGATTCCCCCAAGTTCGACATCGTCAAGCACGTTGCTCTGACTCAGGGTGGAACTATTGACGTCATGTCCGCCGACCCTACATCTGAGATCTCTCCTCTTCCCTTTGGCGGCGGAGGCGGTGGTGGCGCTGGATCTCCAGGCCCAATCGGTCC